AGCGAATTAAACGCGTTCTGAGAGGAGTTAGCTAGTAATCCTGTATCAATGATCCCATTCACGGAGTAGCGCTGTAACTCGTTTAAAACACGTCTCCAATCAGGAAAATGTCTCTGAATAATCTCAGCTAACACTTTCTCATCATACTTAACCTGTTCTTGGTCGAGTATTGATTTCACTCTAACAAAGAAGTCACCAGCAAGTTTAGGTGCTAGTTTTCTTGGAAATGTAAAGTCAATAACACTACAACGTGAATGTAGTGGATCAATTATTCTGTTCTTGAAATTGCATGTTAGTATGAATCCACAGTTTTTAGAATACTCTTCCATAAAGTTTCTAAGAGCGGGTTGCGTGGATTGTGGATTAAGGTAATCAGCCTCATCCAATATTACGTACTTACGTCCTTCACTAAACGATACTGTTGTAGCAAAGTTCATTATCTCTGTTCTTAGCGTATCAATGTTACCATGCAATGAACCATTAACTACAATGTAGTCAGCATCAAGTTCATCTAACATAGCTTTTGCCACTGTCGTTTTACCAACACCAGCAGATCCTGATAACAATAAGTTAGGGATGTTTTTATTATCGATGAACTTTTGGAATGTATTCTTTAATTCGTCTGGTAAAATACAATCTGCTAGTACACCGGGGCGATATTTCTCCACCCAAAGATAATTTTCTAGCATAGGCCTACTCGAACGATGAACTATGTTGTTCTGTTGCAATCCAATAAGTCAGTTGAGGAATAGATTGAATCTCAACTTTCTCATCCTTCCATGTTTTATTGTTCATGGAAGTAAACTTAGCGATACCTTTGCTGGACAACTGGACTGTGTAGTCCATATTCATTAGCTTAAGGTTCTCCAATTTGAACACAGCCTTGAATACCTTGCCACTAGCATTGTTATCTACAACAGTTGCATACTTGTCAGCTGTTGGATTCTTGCTACTGATTGCTTCAATGTTGATTGTGGATCCATCACTTGTGATTGCAATCTCTGGTAGGGACATAACACTAGCTGCTCTCATAGTATTGTTAATGTCAGTCCAAGTAAGATTGACTTCAACATCTACAGAAGGTAGTTCTACTTCCTTAGCTGGAGGGGTAACAATCATTTGCGGATCCGCAAACGTATAGTTCAGAGTTCTTTTGGCATCTCTGATAGTAACATATTTCTCATTGAAGTCCAACTGAGGTTGGTCAAAGAGAGTTAGTGCACCTAGGAATCTAGGCAGCTCATAGAAACAACCAGCTGCTGGAATGGTATCAGGCAACTCAGCTCTAGCCATAATAGACTTCTGAGGCGAGATTGTCTTCAACACATTCCCTGGTTGCAATTCAATCCCTGTGTTAATAACAGAGAATGATTTTAAGACGTTAATAGTACTTTCACTCAATTTCATAATATAATTTCCATTTAATATATAAACACTAAACTTAGTGCTTACATTGCTTTGTTCTTGCCTACCTTTCCAGGATCAGCAGTTGCTGGAGCTCCAATGGACGCTAAGTCTTTTAACGATCCACCGAATACAAAAGAACCCATGTGTTGAAGTTCCATCCAAGGACACAGCCATACTTTAATACCAATGTTTCTTGCCCACTGACAGAACATATAGTCTTCAGACAAGTATCGATTAGAGTATCTCTTACCTTCAATAGCAGATGTAGTCTTGTCTTTAACAAACTCCATAACCTGCTCAGGCGTAGCTTCTGCATTCTCTTTGTAAAATGCTTCCAGTTCATTAGCAACATTAAGTTGCTTATCATCAATTACTGCATCAAAGAATGCTGTAATCTCTCTTGATCCATCAAAGTGTTGAGTTCTTACATGATCAGGCTTGTAGAGCATATTAGGATACGCATCTGCAAACTTTTGCAATGTAGACTTCTTGAACATCATGAAACCAGTACCACCTTCTAACACTTCAGCAGGTTCACTAATTTTAATCTCATTTCCACCTTCTGCAGGATTAAATACATAATCTCCAACAAACTTAGAAAGGATCTCTGGATCTTCATCAGCAACACCTTGGTTAACTGCATGAGTAATCTTTTCCCATGAAATACACTTTTTAGGATACGGACCACATAAGATGTCATATGGACACTCAGGGTCTTCATGATTCATCATTGCTAACATAGTAATAACATCGTTAGGATTAAATGCTATGTCACTATCAATAAAGATCATATGTGTACAATCAGACCTTAAGAACTCATCAACGCAATAGTTACGTGCACGAGTAATCAAACTCTCATTGAACAAATAGTAAAACTTAGCAGGAATTTTGTAGTGCATACAAAGTGCAGATAAGTCGTTACTTGATTTAGTGAACATACCTGCGCATTGTCCACCATACATTGGTGTTGCAATAAACAACGAACGTTTTTGCAACTCTTCTATTTTAATATTAATTTCCATATTTTTTATCGTGCTCCTTTCCGAGTCCGTAATCGCCATCATACAATGATAGTGTTTCTGCTTCAAACATTAAGAATTGTGCCACTCTTGTACCTTTCTGAATCTTAGCTGGGCCACCTTCGACGTGAAGTGCACCAGCCATTACTCCATGGTAGCCTGAATCATATAGCCCACTAGTAATGAAGAGTCCGTTTCTGTTAAGGGTCGATCTAGTGATCACCCATCCTGCATAACCTTCAGGAATTGTTACAATATTCTCCATGATGATTTCATATGTTCCTGGCTCTAAGTAAAAATATCCATCATGTGGTTCTACTTCCCAAGATCCTCTATGCTTCTTTGTGTTTTCAGATATCTCAAACTGTTTATCTTCTAGTCTAAATATCTTACCTACTCTCAAGTCGACCGCGTTAGGTTGGCTGTCTCCTTCTTGTACGTTAGTTAAAAGAGTTTCACTAGAAACCCATTTAGACAGGATATGTCTCATACTCATTTTGTTTTCTCCTGTGTAAAGTACCACAACAGAATAGTGTAATGAATGATTTTCATTAGGTCTTTTTTATTATAACCATCCTTCTTACCATACCTCATAGCGTACTTAATAATATTAGAATGACAGGCTTCTTTCTCCTGTCCCATTTGTTTCCAAACATCAATCGTTTGGATCTCTTCGTCCTTAGTACCAGCCTTCTCATTAACATAATGAGCAGAATAAGTAGATTCAATGTACTTACCTACTTCTGCTAGTATCTTGTCTTCGTCAAATCTATACTTCATAATTTTTCACTCGCATTGAATCTTTCAACTAGATTGTCAATATATGCAACGTTACGTCTTGCACAATCAATGAGGTTATCATCTTCTGTATCGAAGTTAAAGTCAACGTGCTTCTCAAACTTACCCTCGAAAAGTCCTGTTGGGGATCCATCAAACTCAATTCCGTTTAGTCCAGCCCAAACACCAGCACTAGAATCCCAAGTGTCAATACTAAAATTACGAAGTAGTGAAATTTCATTTGGACCGTCAACCATTCCAAGGAAGTGAATTTTCTTACCATTTGCTTTAGCAAGTTGTAACAGGTTTCTATCATAGAGCTCATTCATGAATTTCCATCGAGAGTTAAATCTTTGTAGTTTGTTTCCTACTTCACATCTATACGCATTAGGTACAGCAAGAATACTAATACCAATATAATCAATAAGAGGACTTGATGCTGCCCATGCAAATGAAGTAATCAAATCTTCTAAGTCACCAACATCACTCTGAGGCACAAAGAAAGTACCAAAGCCATTTTCTTTAAACACTGGCGCGTATCTTTTAGCATCATCAATGCCTACCATAGAAGGCATGCTTGGATGATCTGGTAATACAATATGAGTAGCCTTTACTTTTTTTGCAAGCTCTACTAGCTTTTCTGGATCAAACATAGGCAACTGAGCTTTGTATAACTCAAATGCACTATTGTCCATAATGTTGAGGAACGGTGTCCCCATTGTTTCTGCTTCTTTTTGTTCACCGAGATAAAAGTCAATGTATTCTTGATTGCCCTCTTCGATGATGTGTGCTAATGTAAGGTGTGCTGTACGATTAGTTGTGATTACTTTATCTAGCAGTTTGCTAGGTGCAATGTGACAAAATCTCATAATATAATTTCTCCATGATATAATTAATCTTTCTGTGGTACTCCAGCTTTACCTGACGATGTAGGTCCATCGCTCTTAGGTGTTATCTCGTCAGCATATCTGACGTCCCACTTTTTATTTTTTAGGTCTTCAATCTGATCGTTAGTTAGATTAGTACCTGGTCTCAAAAACCCCATAGCATTTTTGCCACAGGACTTCACTTCCCATTGATTGCCTGAGGTGTTTCCTCTACATACAATAGTGTTCGGTTTAAGTTGTTCTTGTTCCAAGAAATCGGAAAATTTTTGCATACTAATTCCATATTAACCTGCACCCGTTCTCGTTGTCTTCTGAAACTTCTATAGCGAGACCTCTGCCAGGATACTTGTCTTGTATATATTTAGCTAAATCTTCAGCTATCATCTCGCATGATTTGTAATCTAATTGCA